ATTTTCGGGATAACGGCGCACGGGAGCATTTCTAACTGCGCAGAAAATTTCGGAAAAGGGGGAACAATGATTTTATCCTTATTTTTGGTTCTTTTTGAAAAATGAGTCAAAAATAGCCCTTTTTTGAATGATTTTTGATAAAAATGCACATTTGGAGGCGATGAGCTATGACGAAGGCAAAATGGATAGATACCATCGTCAAGGCTACGACTGTGGCCGGTACCTATAAGCCGTTCTTCGATGCGGTTATCGATACATTGGCAAGTATCCTCGAGAGAAGAGACAAGCTCGAGAAGATTTACAAGAAAAATGGCAGTGAACCGCTGGTTGAGTATACCAACAAGAACGGATCAGACAACATGGTCATCAATCCGGAGCTGAGACTGATTAACGAACTGAATAGAGATGCACTTGCCTACTGGCGTGATCTTGGACTTACTCCTGCAGGACTTCGGAAGATAAATGATGAGGCTTTGAGTGGAGGAAAAAAGAAAAATGCACTTGTGGAGGCTTTGAGAGAACTTGGCAGCTAAAAGATACAAGAGGATTGCAATTGAATATGCTGAGAATGTCGTAAGTGGCAAGATTATAGCCGGAAAAGAGATAGTGCAGGGCTGCCAGAGGTTTTTGGATGATCTTAACCGACCGGATCTGACTCTCAGAACCAAAGAGCCGGATCTTGTGATCGGAATCATTGAGAAGATTATGGTTCATAAACAGGGCGAGGATATCAAGGGCAACATTTTGACAAATAAGCCGCTGATCCTTCAGCCATGGCAGGTATTCATAGTTTACAACCTGACCGGATTTTACTGGAAGAAATCAAACCGTAGAAGATTCCATGAAGCGTTTATCTTCGTACCAAGAAAGAATGGTAAGACTCTTTTCATAGCAGCTCTTGCTTTTGGGCTGGCAATACTTGAAAGACGCAGCGGCTCGTATGTCTATATCGTGGCAGCTTCACAGAAGCAGGCCTGTCAATCGTTTGATGACATAGTTTATACATTACGGCAGAAGAAGATCCTTGATGACTTCAGACTGCTGAATAATAACGCAGAGCACTCTGTAAGCTGTCAGATGGAAGATGGATCGATTCGGATTGAAGCTCTGGCTTCAAACCCTGATGCACAGGATTCGTTTAACTGCAACATAGCAATTGCGGATGAGCTGCATGCATTCAAGAAGGCTTCACAGTATAACCGATTCAAGGAGGCTATGAAGGCTTATTCAAATAAGCTGATGATAGGAATTACCACTGCAGGAGATAACCAGAACAGCTTCTGCTATCGCAGATTGGAATACGGCATCAAGGTAGTTAATGGCACAGTAAGGGATGATGAGCTTTTTGTTTATATCGCAAAAGCTGATCAGGATGAAAATGGTGATGTTGACTATACGGACCCTATTCAGCATGAAAAAGCAAACCCGTCATACAGAGTGACTATCAGGCCGGAGGAAATTATGAACGATGCGCTACAGGCTCAGAATGATCCTCAGCAGAGGAAGGATTTCCTCAGCAGGTCTTTGAATATATATACAACAGCCATGAAAGCTTACTTCGACATCGAAGAATTCCGGAAGAGTGATGCGCAATATAACTGGTCGATTGATGAATTGGCAAAGCTGCCGATCAGATGGTATGGAGGAGCTGATCTGTCAAAGATGCATGACCTTACAGCAGCGGCTCTTTTTGGTCACTATGATAAGGCGGATGTGGATATTATTATCACTCATGCGTTCTTTCCTGTTGTTGCAGCGGCTAGGAAAGCTGATGAAGATGATATACCGCTCTTTGGCTGGGCGGATGATGGAAACCTGACTCTTTGTAATTCACCAACAGTTGAGGTTACTGATGTAGTGAAGTGGTTCAAGATGATGAGAGAGAAAGGTTTCAAGATACATCAGGTCGGACATGACCGTAAATTTGCAAGAGAATACATGATAGCCATGCAGCAGGCTGGCTTTAGAATCATAGATCAGCCGCAATACTATTACCTGAAATCAGAGGGTTTTAGACATATAGAGAAGGCGGCAAAAGATAGTAAATTATACTACCTACATTCGGATGCTTATGAATATTGCATCCAGAATGTCAGAGCAATTGAAAAGTCGGATGACATGATCCAATTTGAGAAAGTTGCGCCGGCGCAAAGGATTGACCTGTTTGATGCATCAGTATTTGCATGTGTGAGGTATCTGAATGAGATTGAAAGAAGGAATAAGACAAAAGGATGGTGGGATGAATAATGGCACTATTTAGAAAACAAAAAAGGAGCTCAATAGGCTTTGTGTTGCCGGATAACAATGGCGATATCTGCGTAAGCGGATACACACCGCTTAATAAGAATCCTGAGATAGTGACCGCCTGCCGAAAGATTGCCGAACTGATCGGTATGTTGACCATTCACATAATGGAGAATACTGAGAGCGGGGATAAGAGAATCATCAATGAGCTGTCTGCAAAGCTTGATATAAATCCGAATCCGGTAATGACAAGAAAGACATTTATTGAGGCGATTGTTTTGAATCTGCTCCTGTACGGAGATGGAAACAGTATTGTCAAGGTCAATACTAGCAGCGGCTATCTGGGGAGCATGTACCCGGTACCTGCAGGAAGAGTAAGCTTCACACCTTCAGCTGATGGATACAGCTATACAGTCAGCTTTGATGGAAAGATATATCAGAGTGAGGATGTGCTTCATTTCCGGCTTAATCCGGATGGTCAGTATATGTGGAAAGGCAAAGGTCTCAAGGTAATACTTAGAGATCTGGCAACAAACCTTAAACAGGCAAGCCAGACTGAGAAATCATTCTTTGCCAGCAAATGGAAACCTTCGGTGATTGTTAAGGTGGATGCGTTAACTGAAGAATTTGCCAATAAGGCAGGAAGAAAGAAGCTTGTAGAGGATTATCTTGAAACATCTGAAGCCGGAGAGCCTTGGATCATTCCAGCAGATCAGTTTGCCGTAGAGCAGATTAAACCATTATCACTTGCTGATCTTGCTCTGGCTGACAATGTGACTCTGGATAAAAGGGCAGTTGCAGCAATCATTGGAGTACCGGCATTTTTACTGGGCGTTGGAGATTATAACAAAGCGGAGTGGAATAGCTTTGTTAATTCAACAATAAAATCGATAGTAACCGGTATACAGCAGGAAATGACAAAAAAACTCATACAGAGTCCAAAGTGGTACATCAAATTTAATATACTCAGTTTGCTTGACTGGGATATTCAGACTATTTCAACTGTGTTCTGCTCGCTGGCTGACCGTGGCTTTGTTTCCGGTAATGAGGTGAGAGATAAGATCGGCATGAGTCCAAAGGAAGGACTTGATGAATTAAAGGTACTTGAGAATTATCTCCCTTGGGATATGAGCGGTCTGCAAAAAAAGCTTATACAGGGTGAATGAAAGGAGTAGGTGATGGAAAGAGAAAACAGGCAGCTTAGAACTGCCGCAACAGAGTTTAATACGAGAGAAGACGGAGATGACCTCTATATTGAGGGATATTTTGCCGTATTCAATAGCATCTATGACTTAGGTTATGGCATGAGTGAATCTATCGCACCGGGAGCGTTCACCAAATGGTTGGCGGGCGATATTCGTGCACTGGTCAATCATGACACTACCCTCGTGCTCGGAAGAACTTCAGCACATACGCTGGAGCTTAGCCAGGATGAACGTGGTTTGTGGGGAAAAGTCAAGATCAATCCGAAAGATCAGGACGCAATGAACCTGTATGCCAGGGTTCAGAGGGGAGATGTGACACAGTGCTCAATAGGCTTCGATATCATCGACGAAGAAACCGAATTCAGAGGAGATGGTAGCGTTCATTGGACGATTAGAGAAATTAAGCTGTATGAAGTCAGTGCATGCACATTTCCGGCCTATGAAGAAACAGCTATATCAGCAAGACAGAAAGATCTGGATGAACTGAAGAAGCGTAAAAATGAGGCGTGGAAAGCAGAACAGTTAAGAAAACTGAAAGGAGATCAGAACAATGGCGATTAGAGCACTTATGATCGGCAAAAAGCTGAGAGATAAGAAAAAGGCTCTTGAGGAAGCAAGAGCGAAGGTGTCTGAACTCGAAAAGAGAGAAGCTGAGCTTGAGCAGGATATCAACGAAGCAGAGACAGACGAAGAAAGAGCTGCAGTAGAGGCAGAAGTTGCACAGTATGAAGCTGACAAGGAAGCAGCTGATAAAGAGGCAACAGACCTTGAGGCAGAGGTTGGAGAGCTTGAAAAAGAACTTGAAGATACTCCAAATGAAGTACCGGATGAAGCTCCGGTCAAAGAAGAAAGAGCAAAGGAGAGTTTTATCATGGAGAAAAGATTCAGAGATATGAATTACCAGGAGCGTGAAGCTTTCGTGGGACGTGAGGATGTTCACGAGTTCCTCGAGAGAGTACGTTCAGCAATCAAAGAGACAAGAACAATCAGCAATGTAGGATACCTTATTCCAGACGTTATGCTTGGCATCCTCAGAAGACAGATTGATGACTATTCAGCACTCATCGGAGTAATTAACAAAGAGCCACTTCCGGGAACAGGCAGAATCGTAACAGACGGCAACCTTCCAGAGGCTGTTTGGACAGAGATGTGTGCAAACCTCAACGAGCTTGACCTTACTTTTGGCAAGGTTGAGTTTGACGGCTACAAGGTAGGCGGCTACATCAAGATTTGTAACGCTTCACTTGAGGATTCTGACATCGACCTCGCAGGTCTTATCATCGACAAGCTTTCAACAGCTATCGCTTATGCTCTTGACAAGGCTATCCTTTACGGAACAGGAACAAAGATGCCTGTTGGTATCGTGACAGCACTTGCCGCTGTTACAAGCACACCACACATCAACACAATCGATGATGCTGTTACAGGAAAGGCATTCATCGACAAGATGATCGAGTACGCAGCACTTGCTGACAGCATCTATGGCAGAGGCGAATACTTCTGGGCAATGAACCATAAGACATATATGTACATCAAGAGACAGATGCTTGCTACCGATGCAAACGGACTCTATGTAGCAGGTGACAACCTTCCTGTTGTTGGCGGTAAGGTAATCGAGCTTGGCTTCATGCCTGACAACGTAATCGTTGGCGGTATCGGAAACCTTTACAAGCTTGTTGAGAGAGCAGGAGTTCAGATGTCTTCAACCGATCAGAAGTTCTGGACAGAAGATCAGACAGCATTCAAGGCTACCGCAAGATACGATGGTAAGGTTCTTGATGTAAACGCATTCAGCGTTATCGGTATTAACGATAAAGTTCCGTCAGCGAGTGACGTAACATTCGCAGGGGATAGTGCAAATTTATAACAAGTCTCACCGTTGAAGCCGCACCGGCTGAGACAGACTTCTGGGGTACAACAGCCGCAGAGATGCAGAGCGGTATCACAGTGAGCGGCAATAAGATAACAGGTACACTTATCAAACAGACCACAGGAGTTCCTGCTGAGTGGTGGGGACAGGGATACTTCCTCGGACTCAAGTTCACTCCAGATACTCACGCAACATCAACTAAGGTTGGACTTAATCCTTCAATGGGTAGCGGTTACGTAACACTTGATGAAGACAATCTCGGAATGTTCAAGATTACCGATAAGGACTCTCAGAGACTTAAGGTAATTTCAATGAGAACAGGCGAAGAGAAGACTTGGATGTTTGACTTAAGCGGTCTGACGCTTTCAGATAGTTAGGAGGCAATATGGTAGTAGTTGCACCGGGTGGAAAGCCTATGCCACCAAAACCACAGGCTGAAGAGCCGAAAAAGAAGAATAAGAAGTAGGAGGGCGAAGCTATGACGGATGCTGAGAAGCTGACGATGCTCAAGATTGACCTCGGCATCAGCGTAACAGCTTACGATGCCAGACTTACACAGTATATTGAGGCTTCAGAGGCAGAAATCAGAAGAGAGGGCATAACCCTCTCTGACGATAGCCTTGATGATTGCAACCTTGTAATCATGTTCGCCGCATGGATGTGGCGAAAGAGAGATACAGGCGAAGGAATGCCGAGGATGCTTAGATATGCATTAAACAACAGACTATTCGCAAAGAAGATGAGGGAAGAAGCATGAGAGATACAACGATTGCCTTAATCAGAGAAGTGCATAGCAAGAACGATTTCGGAGTCGATTTAACCACAGAGTTCAGCCGAGAGATATTCTGTGAGTTGAAATCGGTCAGCCGTGCAGACTTCTACTCGGCAGGACAGGCAGGACTTGCACTTGACCATGTATTCATTACTGATCCGATTAACTACAACGGAGAGCGGATAGTTGAATATCTCGGAGACAGATACGAAGTGACCAGAACCTATCAGGCATCGATTGATAGTCTTGAGATATATGTTGGTCATAAGGTAGGTGTTTAACCGATGGATTTAACAAAAGAAGTCAATAAGATACTCAATGACTATTGCAAGGGTGTTGAAAAGTCAATGATTGATATCGAAGAGGAAGTGGCTGAAGAAGCCGTGAAGAAGCTGAAACAGACATCTCCTAAGAAGACGAGAGGCAAGAAAGCAGGGCATTATGCTAAAAGTTGGGAAGTCGATTCCAAAGCAAAGAAGCAATATGCCGAGACCATCATTCATAACAAGGACTATCAGCTCACTCATCTGCTTGAAAATGGTCATGATATCGTTCGCAATGGCAAGGTAGTTGGTCACGCACAGGCTCAAGTCCATATCAAACCTGTTGAGGAATGGGTAAAGAAGGAAATGGTTGAAAGGATTGAGAAAAAGCTATGACAAAACAGGATTTATACACATTACTGAATGGCATTGCTCCGACCTATTACAACCATGCTCCAATCAGGACGAGTTTACCATTCATCACGTTATTAACGGATCATGACAACAATTTTGGAGCAGATGACAAGGTCTACAAGCAGGTAATGGGAGCAACCATCACTCTCTACATGGGAGCAGATGACCTCTCACTTGAAGACCAAGTCAATGAAGCACTTGATGAGCAGGATATCTATTGGGTATCAAGCACCGACTATGACAATTTACAGAAAGTTTATACAACAATTTACGAAATGGAGGTCATATAGATGGCTAATAAAGTTAAATTCGGTCTCCGTAATGTGCATTATGCTGTCGTAACCGAAACGGCAGACAGTACAACAGGAGCAATCACAAGCTCTTACGGAACAGTAAAAGCATGGCCGGGTGCTGTCAACCTTACGCTTGATGCGGCAGGTGAGGACACGCCATTCCATGCTGATGATATCGTTTATGCAATGATTTCAACAAATCAGGGATACACAGGCACTCTTGAGTCTGCACTCATTCCGGAGGATATTTATACATCCGTATTCGGTCAGACCAAGGATGCTACAAACGGACTTGTTATCGAGAAGTCAAGCGACACAAAGAAATACATCGCTCTCATGACAGAGTTTCAGGGCGATGACAAGCCGAGAAGATATTGCTTCTATCGTTGTATGCTAACTAGACCAAGTGTAACAGGCGCAACCAAAGAAGCAACAGCTACACCACAGACCGAGACAGTAAACATCACAATCACACCAAGACCAGACGATGAGGCCGTAAGGTCATATGCTGATTATGATGCAACAGCTTACGCAGGATTCTTCACAAATGTTCCTGTGCCAACACCCTAGTGAGACTCCGGTAGACCCGGAGGATGATACTGATGATGAGCCAAACGGCTAATCATACTTACTGCCCAAAAGGGTTGTAATCCTCTTGAAATGGAGAGTTGACCTAACAAGTTGGCTCTCCGCTAGAGAGGATTAGATTATAGGAGGATTACTATGAAAAGGACAGCAACACTATCAAGCGGCAAAGAACTTGCACTCGAATGCAATGCCGCATCGCCTGTCATTCACAAGAGACTTTGGGGAGATAATCTCATGACAGGCTTTCAGAACATATCGGCAGAGAAAACAGATGACCTTTTGGAGTTCATGGAAAAAGTAGTTTATACATTCGCCAAAACAGCAGAACTCGGAACAAAAGAGGTTCTTAAGATTGAAAACAAAGAAGAAGATTTCATAGATTTCCTTTCGCAGTTTGAAATCCTTGAACTTGCGAAAGAAGACATCCTCAATGTCATCATGGATATGTGGGGAGTAAATACCAAGACAGAGTCCGAACCAAAAAACCTGTAAAGCCCACAGCAAGAGAGTCCACACTTGGAATCTTCATGTTGAGGGCGGCAGAGTTGGGGATTACTGTCACGGAACTCGGTGATTACACCTTGGGTGAGATTACCGATATGATTATTGAAAAAGCAAACGATTACGAAGAATATCCGGAGATAGCAGATTCAAAGGATATTCACAGATTCTTCGGTTAGGAGGAAGAGATGGCATCGGGAAGTATTAAGGGAATTACGATTGAAATACTCGGCAAGACAGATGGACTTGTCAAAAGCCTTGGAGCGGTCAACAAGAGCCTTGCTGAGACACAGAGGAGCCTAAATACAGTAAACAAGGCACTCAAGCTTGATCCAAAGAACGTGGAGACTCTTAAGACCAAGCAGGAACTCCTCTCTAATGCCATCAAGCAGACCGAGGAGAAGTTAAAGCTTGAGAGGGAGGCGGCTGAAGAGGCGGCAAAGGCTCTTGAGGAAGGAACAATTACAAAATCTCAGTATGACACTATGAATGCTGAGATAGCTAAAACAACATCGGAGCTTAAGGACCTGAAGAGTCAGGCCAAAGACACCAATGATCAGATCAAGGATCTTGGTGGCGGTAATAAAATGGCAGCCTTTCAGGACGCACTTGAAAAAGCTTCAGATAAGCTTAAGTCTGTCGGAGATCATATTGCAGACGTAGGCGAGAAGCTTACAAAGACAGCTTCTGCGGCTGTCGGAGCATTTGGAGCGATATCAGTCAAGACATTTTACGATGTAGATGATGCGCTTGATATCGTGGCAAAGAAGACAGGAGCAACAGGCGAAGCACTTGAAGCAATGGAAGATATTGCAACCGGGATTGCGACTTCCATTCCGACAGAGTTCGAGACAGCGGCTTCAGCGGTTGGCGAGGTCAATACCAAGTTCGGTGCGACAGGAGATGAACTCGAATACCTCTCAACACAGTTCGTCAAGTTCGCTGATTTAAATGATACCGATGTTGCTAATTCGGTTGATAAGGTGCAGAAAGCACTTGCCGCCTATGGCAAGGACAGTAAGTCAGCAGGCACTCTCCTCAACGTGCTGAATAAGACGGCACAGAACACAGGAGTATCAGTTGACAAATTGGAAGATGGTCTCGTTCAGAACGGAGTAGCGTTTGAAGAGATGGGACTATCGATGTGGCAAGCGGTCTCTTTCATGGAACAGCTTGAGAAGAGTGGAGCAAATGCTGAAACAGTAATGCAAGGCATGAGGAAGGCTCTGAAGAATGCCACAAAAGAAGGAAAAGACATGAATACCGCTCTGTACGAATTACAGGATGCAATCCTTAATGGTACAAACGACATGGATGGTCTTACCTATGCATATGATTTGTTTGGAAAGAGCGGTGACCAAATATACGGTGCCTTAAAGAACGGCTCTTTAGATTTCAAGGATGTTGCTCACAGCGCAACAGTTCTTGCAGACTCAACCGATTCGGTTACGGATACCTACAAGAACCTTGAAGATGGAAGTGGTCAAGTCAAGGTAGCAACGAACAACATGAAGGATGCGCTGAAGGAAGTTGGAAAAACCATCAGCGAATCACTTGCTCCGTTTATACAGAAATGCTCAGAAAAGCTGAAGGATTTTGCAAAGTGGTGGAAGAACCTCTCTCCGGGTGTTAAGGATGTAATCCTGAAGGTCGCAGGCTTCATCGCAATACTCGGTCCGACTCTTGTCATCATCGGCAAAGTAGTCGGCGGCATAGGTAAACTGATAGAGATATTCACCATTTGCAAAACATTCATCGTTGCCAAGATGATACCTGCCATCACAGGACTTGGCTCTACCTTGACAGCTTCACTTGCACCGATTGCGGCTGTCGTACTCGCAATAACGGCAATCATCATGGTCATTAAGAATTGGGATGATATAGTTGAAGTTGCAAAGGAACTATGGCAAGGCTTTTGCGATTTCATGCTCAACATCATCAATGCAATCGGTGATGCATGGAATGACTTCGTGGATATGTTAAGCGGTCTTATCGAAGAGTTTGTCAACTTCTGGAGCGAGGCTTGGGAGTCAATCAAACAGTTTTTTAGCGATATATGGGAGTCAATCAAGCAGATAGCTTCGGATGCATGGAATGCAATTACAGGTTTCTTCGAGGGTGTTGGGCAATGGTTCTCTGACAGATTCCAAGCTGCCTATGATGCAATAACAGGCATATTCGGAAAGCTTGGAGACTTCTTCAAGGGAGTATGGGATACGATAGTTTCAATCTTCACGGAAGTCGGAACAGCCGTAGGTGATGCTGTCGGTGGAGCGGTTCGTAACGTAATCAACGATGTACTCTCAGGAGCAATTGGAATCATCAACGGATTCATCTCGCTGATTAACGGAGCGATTAAAATCATCAACAAGATTCCGGGTGTACATATTCCCAAGATCGGCAAGCTTGACCTCGTTCAAATGGAGGAAGGTGGTGTTCTGAAGAAGGGACAAATCGGATTCCTCGAAGGTAACGGAGCAGAGGCGGTTGTACCTCTGGATAAGAACAAGAAGTGGATTGATGCGGTTGCTAATTCGATGAAGTCATCACTTGCAATGCAGACTCCACAGATTGACTACCGACCACAGCTTAACCAGATCATAAGCGCAATGCAAAGCGGCGCAACGATCACCATCAACCAGACGATGAACGGGCAGGCTTTTGATAAGCAGGTTATTTCGGCGATTAACAGATATAATTACAGAACAGGAGGAAGATGATGGCTGTCACAAGAATATTAGGCGGTGAAGTATTACCGAAGCCTATCCAATGGGATGAGTCCTACACAGTAATTGAGAATGTGAATACATCCGAAGCAGGAACAGACCTTGTGAATATCTTCAGACAGAATAAGCTGTCCGTTTCAGCACAGCTCCAATGCACATCAAGGCTCTATCACAAATTATACACGATGAGCCAACAGCCTCATCTATACCTACAGACCTACGATCCGCTGACGGATGCGACAGGCAACCGCAAGATGAGGATGAGAGACTTCACAGCATCGTTTCAGCAGTATTCAGACAACGTGCCGAATACAACAGGACTATGGGTGGTCGGATTTAGTCTGACAGAATTCTAAGGAGGGCATAAATGTACTCCGTTTCTAATAAATACATTCAAGATATGAAAGAGCCTGTTGCAAGGCTGTCTCTTCGTGGAGTGGTTGGAGATAAGGCATTCACCGAAGAAAACATAGTCGGTGGTAGCTTCTCAATCACGAATCAATGCGTTGATAGCGATGAAATACTACTCGGAGCGGCTTACATCGGTGAATTACAGGCTACGTTCAAAGATATAGATATAGACAGATATGAGTGGGTTGGTAAAACTATCACAGCATATCATCAGAGGACGTTCTCGGACGATACTTCCGAGGAAATACCGCTCGGTGTATTCACTATAGCCGAAGCAACGTGGAGCGCAGACGGAATAGCTGTGATCGCATACGACAACATGAGCAAACTTGACAAAGCGGCTCAATTCAATGCAACAAGCGGAACATCTTACAGTATTTTAAGGAATATATGCCAAAACTGTGGACTCACCTTGGGGATGACTCAAGCGCAGGTTGAATCATTACCGAATGGAACGGAATTGATTGGACTTTGGGCAGAGAACGACATTGAGACCTATAGAGACATGATATCATGGCTTGCACAGACTCTTGCATCTATCGTTCTTGTTGACAGGCAAGGACAGATATACCTCAGAAGCTATGGCATGACCTCTGTTGACACGATAGGAGCAGAAAACAGATTCCTTGATGCAACCTTCTCGGATTACGAATCAAGGTATAGCGGAGTTTCTGTAGTTGATATGTCATCCAAGCAAACGAGATACTACGGAACAGAACAGGATATCTACCTAACATACAACCTCGGCTCGAATCCATTCATGCAATATGGAACACAGACAACCAAGGACAGGATGGCAAGAGCAATCCTCAACAGCTTGGCTGCCACAGCGTATGTACCATTTAGTTGTACGATGCTTGGTGATCCTGCCTATGACCTTGGTGATGTGGTCACTCTGTCCGGTGGCATGGGTGACTCGACAAAGCACTTCGTCATCCAGAGATATTCCTACAACTTACACAACAACTACACAGCGGAAGGTGTTGGCAAGAATCCTGACGTAGCCAATGCCAAGAGCAAGACCGACAAGCAGATTCAAGGTCTTCTCAACAATGTAAATCAGAATGAAATTCAATACTATATCTTCTCAAACACAGAAGAGATAGTTGTAGGAGATACGCAGGAAAAGACTATCATCGATATCCGATTTGCATCACTTAAGGCTACGACAGTAATCTTTCATGCAGAAATCCTGTTGGATGTTGATACAACAGTAAGCGGAATTACCTACAATGATACTGTCGGAACTGTGACGTATTACATTAATGCGGCAGAGGTTACAGAACGGCATCCTGTCGAGACATGGGTAGACGGAAATCACATCCTGCATTTGCTCTATCACATGAAAATCAATGATGCAGAGTTAACACGATTCGTGGTGACTCTCACAGCAAATGGTGGACAGATTACCATTCCAATCAATGGCATTGATGCCATGATTAGCGGACAAGGACTTGCGGCTGTTGGTGAATGGGATGGATACATTGATATCGAGGATACTATTGGAGAAATTACATTCGGTGGTATGACGGTAGAGAACAACGTGATTGATGAGGTTGAGGTTACGCAGGTAGTTCCTTACACACCATCATCTAATGAGGAATTAGGCGAAATCAATTTCGGTGGTATCGTGATTGAGAACAATATGAGTGAGATACTAATGGTAGACAAAGATATGATGAGTGCGCATACTCATGGCGAATTAAGTGGTTACACTCATGCACAGCTTAATAACACGTTTATTTATGGATAAGGAGGAGCAAAATGGCAACAGGAACAGCATGGTATAATCTGACAAAGTCTGCATCAAACGAAAATTACAATGTAGGAATATTTAATAACAACTTTGATATGATAGATGAGCAGATGCATCAGAATGAAACAGGTGTATTTGGAGGAGCTACGGAACTTGCTGACGGAACAGTAGGTAATGTTCCTGCTCCTACGATAGCCGATAAAGACAAGTACCTCAAGGGCGATGGCACTTGGGCAGAGGTTCAAGGCGGTGGCGGTAGTGCATCAGCGATATCAGACCTCACAGACGTATCACTTACAAACCTTGCAGATGGCGATGTTCTTAAGTACGACAGTCAGAACCAAGAGTGGGTGAATAGTGCGGAAAGCGGTGGAGACATTACTGATCTTGATTTTAGTGATATGACCAATAATCAAATATCAGATTTAATTGACAATCTTAACGCCGGAGCAGCTGACAGCGGCACGTTTACAACAGGCTCTCAACAGTACGAAAAAGTTGAGATTAACTGTGGATTTAGACCGAAGTACGTCAAGGTAATACTACCATTCAGTCAGAGTGATACAGTGGCAATATATGACAGTAGCATCAGTACGACAACATCAACATGGTATATACCGCAGGAAAGCAGAACATATACACTAACATTAGGTGAAGCACAAGGTGAGACTGGTATATCTGACATTACTGATACAGGATTTAAGTTTAGATGTAATGCAGGAAATACACGCAATGTGCAATGCACATTTACATCGCATGGTGGTGATAGCTACATAGCAACTGTTGATTTTAATGACTTAACCGCAAGCCAAATAGCAACACTTAAGTCAGTTCTCGGCATATCATAGGAGGGTGAAATGAGAATTAAAGGACATTCTACGATTGAACTGAAAAACGTTAAGACAGGCGAAATCGAGAGATATGAAGATGACAACATGGTCACAAATGCTCTTAATAAATATATGGAAGATCTCGGGATGCTTGGCATATCACCGATGATTAGTGGAAATCTAAAGAACAATCCCCTTGATTTACTCATGGGCGGTCTGCTTATATTTGATACAGAAATCACAGAGAATGCGAACACAGTAATCCGTCCGGGTGGTATTAAAATGATAGGTAATGGTTCATACGAAGTCACAGCTAATGGCGATGACGGAGTCAAAGAGATGGGTTCATGGAACTTTACCGAGAGCCATTGGACATCTGACGGAAAGAGAGTAATGGTGTGGGATTTTGCGCAGGAGCATGGCAACGGCACTATTGCTTGCATCTGCCTTACATCTGCAAATCATGGTTACATCGGAGAAGGCAATAACAACGAAGATTTTGCCTCAAGGACACAAAAAAGAAGTGACTATGCTTATACAGGATCAACGCAGGGGTATAGTTTAGACTCAAATAATAATGCTTTGTCAAGAATGATCCGAATGACAAGAACAAACAGCACGATTGACTTTATTGATTATCACAATTTTTTCTACGATGCATCCTTTGCAAATGAGCATATGTCACAGACAGGCAAGCTGAAAGTAATTACAAAGAAGATACCTCTCAGCAAACTTGATATGCGTATGAGCTGTCCGATGGGTAACACAGAAGGAGAGGCTTTTATTCCAAAAGTAGAAACAGAAATCACCTTGCCAACACAGTTCACAACACAGCTTGGAAACAATGTTCCTCAGTATGCTTGCAGATGTGGAAACAATTACTATATGCTTGCCAAGAGCCTTAGTAGATTAGCAAGCGGTGGAACAGCAGAAGGTGTAAAAATTGATTGCACAACAATGCAGGCTACAAGGTTTACTATCACTAATACCATAGGATATGCATTTGGTGATATTGGTGAATTTGAAGTGATGTTTGGCAACAATACCATAGCTGTTGTGATGACGTACAGAGCTGAAGGTGTAGACCATAGAGGTGTATTTTTTCAGGACATAAGCAATAACGCTGATACTGATTTTGTAGAGGCAGATATCAGGGGAGAAAAGAACCATCTACACGAAGAGCATTGCACATATGGTTCGTACAAGATTGACTTTGTAAGTAGAACAGTATTACCTATTAACGGCGGAGAAAATAGCAAAGCAAAAGGAATAGAACTATTAAATGACAATCCTTTGATTAACGATTACTCATGGTACATCACTAATCAAGGATGGATTGGTCAAGAGGCACTATACCTGCAACACTCAACCGATTACATAGCAACAATCAACAATCTGCAAACACCAGTTGTAAAGACAGCGGAAAAGACAATGAAAGTAACCTATGTTCTCGGCTTCGATGATGGAGAGTGATTAGATGGCAAATAGCATAGCCTACAATGGTTCAGATAAATGGAAGATTAAAGCTACGCAATTACTTAATCAAGGCGGTAGCGGTAGTGGTGGCGGTTCTCTGTCACTTAATGGTCGTAAATTCATATTCATTGGTGACAGCTATCAGGAAGGATGGACAGACAGTTCTGGAACAACTGTAATAATAGATTCATGGCTTGATTACTTCATCTCATGGTATGGATCACAGTTTGATGGATACTATCGAAATGAAGCAGGCGGTTGGGGATTTGCAAAAGAAAACTGTCAGTTTATCACCTTATTACAGGCTTTAGAGAGTACGATAACCGACAAGGCTGATATTACGGACATAGTTGTAGAGGGTGGCTATAACGATCACGCATGGCTGTCCGGAATAGATGCGGCAATCCTTACGTTTAAGAACTATGCAATACAGACCTACCCTAATGCTAATTTATGGATAGCACCGGTCAGCAGAGGTATCAATCAGTTTGAAGCCGATGCAGATTCGGCTCACAAGATATACATAGACAGCGGTATGAAATATGGCTTCAACATCTGTGGCGAAATCACAAGGGCGATGTTGAACGAATCCTATTATTCAACAGATTTGGTTCATCCAACAGCAGAGGGATATAGGCAGATATGCAAATATATGCATCAATGTTTGACCACCGGATCATGTGACCTGCTTATTGGATATGCCAAGGAAGATGATATTGAGACGAATTACTATACAAAGAACGATATAGATAGGGCTTTACAGAGCAAGGCAAATACATCTGACCTTGCCACAGTGGCTACAAGTGGTTCTTACAGTGACCTTACAGACCAGCCATCCGTCTATACAAAGACCGAAGTTAATAATCTGTTAGACGATAAACAAGATAGTCTTATCGGTGGTGCAATTTCAAGCGGTGACTTGGATGATTATACTACCATCGGACATTACTATGTAAGTAGTGCAGGGTCATCTGTTGTATCTAATCTACCTGTTGCACTTGCAGGATATTTAGAGGTGGTTCAGCCAAGTACAACATCTGATGGTGCAAGAGTGCAAAGATACACAGCTATATCAAGCAATGCTGTTGTAGGCGTATATGAAAGAAATTATAACAGCGGTTCATGGCAAACATGGGTAAGAATTGATGTGGAAAGTTTACTTGGTGGAAACATAACAAGTGGTAACTTGAACACAATAAGAACCGTTGGAAATTACTATGTAAGTAGCACAAATGTATCTAATATTCCTATATCTGCAATCGGTATGCTTGAGGTAGTGGCGAAAGACACAAGCACTACAACTGCTGTAATACAAAGATATACTGCCATAGAAAATAATGTTATTGTGGGTGTGTATGAGAGAGTATATGTTGGAAACGCTTGGAGGGCATGGACGCATATCGGTGACGATGTGTATCTGCCATTAAGTGGTGGAACACTTACAGATAATTTAACTGTGTCTAAAACATCTGACCCATATGTGATAGTAAAGAATACAGATATTACAGTTGATAGTTCAGCGACCAATGGAGTATCGAGTACGGAAACTGCCCAAGTAGTCTTTCGAGATAGCACCGATGTATATTTTGCAAGAATCTATGGTGATGCGGATACAAGCGGAAATATCAACGCAAGGATTCAAGCGAGAAATATGAAAGCAGGAACTTCCACGAGGTATTCAGCAACTATCAGAGCCACAGTTGATAAGAATGGAGATATTGAATTTGCAACAGCGGCATCAAGTAACGACAGTAACGTAACATATAGCATAGTCAAACCTGCAAACTTTAGAAGTGCCATAAGAATTAATGATGAGCCTACTATATCAAACAGCAACGGAACTGCAACATCGGTAGCAACCGCAACAGATGTTACGCTGAACAGTAGAACATTAGGTGCAGGAGTGTGGTTAATAACATATAAGGTGCAGTTTGGTGCTAATGCTTCGGGATATAGGAGGGCATATCTTGTAACAAATGAAACATCAAGCACACCATTATACCAGAGCCGATTGACACAGCCTGCGGTTAATTCTTCGTCAGTTGATACAGAGATAACCATGACCAATAATGTTAATTTATCTGAAAGTACAACTATATATTTGCGATGCAGGCAAAATTCGGGTAGCACATTGTCATGCACAGGTGCTTTGCGTTGTGTAAGATTAAATGCGGCGACATAGGGAGGTATAACCATGACATTTACTATCGCACAGCTTGGGCAGATATTCCTTGCTATATGCGGTTCGATCATTACAGTTGGTGGTGCAGGAGCTATTGTTGCAAAGATTGTTAATAAGTATAGAAAGCCTGATAAAGATAGGGATGAGCAAATGAAGAAGCATCAAGCAATGTTGGATAATGACAATAAGAGACTCAAGGAACTCGAAGAGGGCAACAAGGTAGTCATGCAGAGCTTACTTGCGATCATGAGCCACTTGATAGACGGAAACCACACCGAAGAACTCAAGAAGAGTAAAGAGATGGTACAAGAGTATTTAATCAAGCGTTAAATCAAGAAACAAGAACCAAATTTGGTTTTTAAGTGGCTGTTTTCGCAGAAAAATCACAAATAACGACCAAATATGTCGATTTTTGGATATAAAAAACAGAGCCGCCAAAAAGGGTGCGACTCTGCGAGGGTTTTCCGAATACTTCTATTCGTAATAGCAAGTTAAGTATAACAAAGATTGGAGGGAAAAGCAATGAGCAATCAAATCTATGATATTTTAAAATGGACAGCGCAGATTGTCTTACCTGCCATAGCCACACTTTATTTTGCTTTAGCATCAATTTGGGGATTGCCTTACGGAGAGCAGATTGTCGGCACTATAACGGCAATAGATGCGTTTCTTGGCGCAATCCTTGGAATAAGCACGATTAACTATTACAGTAAGGAGGAGAAAGAGAATGGCAAATCCACAGAAGGTAATTGATGTAGCCTTGTCGCAGGTAGGCTACAAAGAGAAAGCAAGCAATAGTCAGCTTGACGATAAGTACGCTAATTCTGGTTCGAATAATTGGAATAAATACGCAAGAGACATTGACGAGAAATATCCTGATTGGTACAACGGCAAGAAGAATGGCTATGATTGGTGCGATATCTTTGTAGATTGGTGCTTTATCACGGCTTACGGAAGAGCAGAGGCACAGAGGCTTCTCTGTCAACCAAACAACAGCCTGGGCGCAGGATGCGAGTATTCATATGGATACTTTAAGGACAAGGGGCAGACAGGCTCTTCACCGAAAAAGGGTGCGCAGATATTCTTTGGCGATCTTGACCATACCGGAATAGTCATTGACTTTGACAATAACTACGTTTACACAGTTGAGGGCAACAGCGGTAACGAGGTTAAGAAGAAAACATACTCAAGGAATGACTCATGGATTTACGGATATGGATATCCGAAGTATGACGAGGTAACACCTACTCCAACACCACAGCCAAGCGGAAACGCATGGACAGGCGGCTATCCTACCATGCCAAGCAGAGGTTATTACTTGACGGGCGATGGATATGAAAGGTATCAGAACAAACAGCCAGACATCAAGCTGATACAGGAGTTCCTTAATTGGGCGATAGATGCACACCTTGAGGTTGATGGCTTCTATGGCGATATGACAACGCAGGCTGTTGCACAGTTTCAGCAGGTCGTAGGCATCGAGGTTGATGGATCGTATGGCAAGGACACTTTAGCCGCTGCTAAAGCCTTTACAAAAGGCGATAACAAGCCAAGTAATGACTTAAGCTACGATGCAAACCTTGCAGGAGAGTACAGGGTTAATTCACGCACCGGATTAAATATCAGAGAGGGCGCAGGCACAAATTATAAGATCCTCGTTGCAATACCTCTCGGTACAAGAGTAAGTTGTGCCGGGTATTACAAGGATGTAGAGGGCATAAGATGGCTTAATGTCAGCTTTACATACTATGGTACTACATACACAGGCTATGCATCGTCACAGTGGTTAAGTAAGTAAAAAAGTGATTTGTTACCAAAATGTTACCTTATAAGCCTATAAAGGACGCAAATACGTTATTTAAGGCTGACTTTTAATCAAGTTGTCGCGGGTTCGAGTCCCGCGTGGCTCAGACAACGAAAAACCGTCAAAAATCACGGATTAGCGTGGTTCTTGGCGGTTTTCTTTTGCTTTTTTATGTCCCCGAATGTGGTCAAATGTGGCGGTTTTTCATGATAGCAACGTGATAGCAAGCCCGTTTTTTGCCTCCATTTTCGGCATAATGATAGCAACTTGATAGCAAAATTTGCTCATTCTTTGAAGATGTTCGCGAGGGCTTCGGTCGTGTTTTCCTTGCCCTCTACAAGGTGAGAATAAACGTCGATGACCATCCGCTCGTTATCTCCCAGAAGCCGGGCGATTTCTTTCGTTGATATGGTCGGGATTTGATAGCAAAGCTCGGTGCAGTAGTTATGCCGGAACGTGTGGGCGGTGAGTTTCGTGATTTCTTTCTCGGTCTTCTTCGGAATATATCCGAGCGCGACGTTCAGCTCGTAGACGATGGACTCCCACATGCGGCGGTACGCGATGGCGGTCATCATTTCGTTGTTTTCGGCGTGAAAGAGGAAACGATCGCGACACCCTTCGACATATGGCTTCAGGAAACGCACAGAAGGCGCAGGAAGGGGGATAACCCTCACGCCGTTGTCACTCTTCGGGTATGCCTTCAAAAGTGGCTGATTTGAGTCGTAGACGATTGTTTTCGATATGTTTAGAGTATTGGCGACAAAATCGAAATCGCTCGGCATGAGTGCGAGGGCTTCGCCTCGTCTAAGTCCGCAGTAATAGAGAACCGATACGAACGCTCTTTTTCTTTCGTCGAGATTGGCGGAGGCGATAGCGTGCTTCTCTCGCTCGCTGAGAGCTCTTTTGAGCGGCTTTTGGTATTTAGGAAGGGAAATATCCGTTAATATGTTTTCGGAAGCCGATTTGGTCAAATAAGCGTCACGAACGGCGGACTTGATGATTTGAGAAAAGGCGAGCTTGATGGTTCGACACGTCCGCGGGTGATCCAAATTTTCGTTAATCACCTTCTGGAAGTCCGAATGCGTAACGTCTGAGATCAATTTGTGATTAATCCCGGCAAAATGCGAGAGGGTGTAGCGGTACATCTTCCGCGTGTTGAGTTCCTTCGTTGCTTTGGAGACCTCGAGCCACCTCTCGGCATACTCGCCGAAAGTGATCGTGCGCTTTTGAACGTCATCATCAGCAAGGGCAGCTTTGAACGCGGCGACCTTCTTCTCAAGGTCGGCAGAGCTCTTTTTGCTCGTGAGCATTTTCCTCCGCTTTTTCCCGGTCGGCGTTCGCGTTCCATCATAGACGAAAGCCACCCATTCTTTTCGTTTTTCGTTGAAAGAGTATTTTGCTTTTGCCATAGTATCAACCCTTTTCTTTCAGTAGTTCGTCGATTTTTTCCTTATTTGCCAGAAGCTGAGACATCACTTCTTGGTATTGGTCGTGTAGTTCGATGTAACGCTCGCCACGGTCGAGAAGCCCAGACATGAGTTTGATGATTCGGTCATCTTTAAGCTCGATTTGATGTTTGAGGAAATCGAGAGACGCGCGGAACTGAGCGCGCTCTTTTTCAAGCTTCTTCTCGTGCTTTTCTTTTTCATCGGCAAGCTTTTGCTCGAGTTCTTTTATCTTCGTATCTTTGAATTGAATTATCGCCTTGAGTGCTTTTTCGTCCTCGCCGCCTTCGTCGAGGTCGTCGATTCCAAGAAGCATTTGAGCGATGGGGCGTATGCTGTCATATCTGAATGACTGATTTTCGGAACCATCCGCAAAGATTCGCGTCACAGTTGACGGACTGATTCCGGTATGTTCTGAAATCCTTTGAATTGTAAACTCCGGTTGGTTCTTCTTGACTTCTTTTAACCTTGTGATGATGTTCGCAAGTTTTGCCTCGTATGTCATTTGTGATTACCTCGTGATATGTAAATGATTAAAAAAAGAAAACAAGTGACTATGGATTGAAAAACGGCGGTCGGGTACAATTAAGGCGTCCCGATAAATAGGGCGGTAAGTTCTACCTCTCGAACCGCGCCGCCCTGAATCAGAAAAAGGAGGGCGGGCTTTATGTATGATATGATGGTTAAAAAACTGATTGAAATGTCTGAAGAAATGAACGAAGAGCAACGCGCGGAGTTTATCGCGGCTGTAAAAGAGCTTTTGCTACTGCCAGAAGCTGCTCTTTTTGCTCTTCAGTCGCGTCGTTAAGAACACGTTCAAGCTCAAGAACATAGTCCGCCTCGGCGGGCTTTTTTTCGTCCGCTGAAGTCGCGCCCATAAGTTCGCCCGGAGTAGTTCGGAGAGCTTCAGCGAAGGCGATTATTTTACTATGTGAAATATCAATTTGCCCTTTTTCTATTCTTGAAATCATACCCTTGTCAGAGTATCCCATCTTGTCGGCGAGTTGTTCTTGTGTCATGTGAAGAGCGAGCCGTCTCTTTTTTATGTTCTCGTAAAGTTTCAGCATGTGAACACCTCCTTTTCACTTTTTGATTTTACCATGAATGTGGATTAAATTCAACAAATCTGTAAAAAAATGTTGACAGAAAAACAACCCGATGATAAGATGACCTTGTGGTTGTATTAAATCCAACAAATGAAGAAGGAAGGAGGAAAGAGAATGGTCGATTTCGACAGATTAAGAAACGCAATCGCAGAAAGCGGCATGACAATGGTCGCAGTCTCGGCAAAGTCCGGAATACTGAGGGAAACGCTTTATAACAAGCTTTCAGGACGTGGAGAGTTTACCGCTTCGGAGATCGAAGGACTATCCGACGCGCTGAAGCTGTCAACCGGTCAACGTGACGCTATTTTTTTTGCGAAGTAGGTTGTATTAAATCCAACATTGAAAGGGAAAAAATGAAGCCAGAAATTGATTCACTCGAAGAATACAAAAAACACAAGCAGGAAAAACACCGCGAAATGTTAATGAAGCAGAACGTCCCGTACAAGATCAAGAAGAGGATGAGCGAGGACAGGATTCGCGACTTCATCGAGGAAGCCCGAAAAAGAGGCAAGAACGTTCACGTCTCAGTCGGAGGGCTTGACAGCATCGTTCTCGGTCATTTAATCCGCGAAATGGGGTACGGTGAGTCTGAGGTTCCTTTTGTTTCCGCGTCGTCTCTCGAAGACGTCAGCATTCAAAGGGTACATAAAGAAATGGGCTGCATATGTGTGAAACCTCTCAAGAGCAAGGTTAGCATTCTTCAAGAAGAAGGCTTCCCGGTTCTTTCGAAGAGGATCGCGAACAAAATCAACACGATAGCGAACCCAACCGAGGAAAACAAGACCGTTCGACATGCGATCATAACAGGAGAATGCGGAGAACAGGGGCATTTCGCGACAGATTCAAAGATGAGGCTCCCGTTGACTTATCTCCGGCTTTTTGGAGGTTATGACAAAGAGGGCGCGGCTTTGGGTTACAAGAAGCCCGAAGGCTTCAAAGTCTCGCATCGTTGTTGCTATTACCTCAAAGAAGCACCTTGCGACATATGGGCGAAGGAAAATAACAGCGTTCCGTTCTTGGGGCTCATGGCTTCAGAAGGCGGGCAGAGAGCCGACGCTCTGGAAGAAAACGGGTGCAATTATTGGGGAAAGACAACCGCGCGGAGCTGTCAGTTTGCTTTTTATTATCATTCGGACGTCGTTCATCTTGCGGTTGACTTGAAGGTTCACATCCCGGAGATTTACGGCGACGTTGTGATTGAAACAGTTCCGAACGCTTTCGGAGACTATGAGTACAAGACGACAGGAGAACAGCGGACGGGTTGCTCGATGTGCGGCTTCGGCATTCAGATGGAGAAGAGACCGCACCGGTTCGACAGGTTGTACGAAAGAAACCCGAAGGAGTGGGCTTTTTGGATGGAAGCATGCTGCACCGACGAAAACGGGCAGAAGTACGGATGGGGGCGAGTGCTTGACTACATCGGCATACCTTGGCGCGATCCGGAGCATTGGTGGCTAAACGGAGAAATTGACGGACAGATGAACATCTACGACTTTTTGAAGGAGGGTGGCGGATGAGATACGAGAAACCGGTCATGAACAAAAGCGAGCTCGTGAGAATGGGATTCGATGAGGCTTGGCTCGATTTCATTTTTCACGTTCGGCATGATTTGAAGATAGCTTGGCGCGGAGGAAACGGAACGGAAAGAAGCCCGATACAATTCGACACGGAAGAGCTCGAGAAGTTTCGCAAGGCTTCCTGCGTCGGGGATTAGGAGGAAGAAATGGAAAACAAAGCGAAAATAGTCGCGTCTCTTCTGGGGACGCTTGCCTTGACCGATGAGGGCAAGAAGCTTTCTAACATGATGTACGTCGAAGACCAAGGATGCGCGACGGCATTCTTCAGAGACAGCACAATTTACAGAATACCGGCAAGCGGTGACGGGCTCGACATCATTTGCGAAATCGTGAAGGGACTCAGGGAGAGAAGAAATGAAGAAAAAGCTCGAGATTAATTCGCGGATCGTGTGCTTGCTTGCGAACATGGGCGCTCCGACGTGGGTTCGTCCGTCGATGATCTGGGAAGAGAGATGGCTCCGGAGTGATTACGACATGGAGAGAGTGACAGCAGAGGCAAAGCTAAAAATCAAATTATTTTTACCGCGAAAGGAGGGGAGCGCATGAAGGGCGCAATCGAATACTTGAGGGCACTCAGGCAGGTTTGCAAGGACAGCAAGGGGAACTGCAAGAGCTGCCCTCTCGGAAAGGCTCAGGACATCAGGGAAACGACATGCCCAAGGCTGACGCCGCCGGACAGTTGGACAGACGAAAAAACGACCTCAATGGTCAAGATTGGAGGGTGGAAATGATAGAGATAACCAAGGTCGAAGCAGTCGAAGACGAAGAGCTCGACAAGCTCGCAAAGATAGCTCCGGAAAGTTTCGGAAGACCGCAGAAATTCCGAGCAATAGAAAAAGGATGCCGACAAGCTGACAACCGACCGACATCCAAAGGGAAGAGACGAACAAACGTCATTCGTCGATATATTAACAGAATTTACCGGCTTTGTCTACTCGATACGCTCGCGACGATCACGCTCGCGGTCATCTATGTGGAGACAAAGAACGAGGCAATATACGCGGCGATGTACGCATGTTGCGCGAATGCCTTCATCTTGTGGGCGTTCGCAGATTAGGAGGAAAGAGGATGACATTCGAAGAACTACAAAAAGCAAACGAACAGATAAAGACAACAGACATCAAGGGCAAAGCATATAGCGAGGTACCTCAGAGGATAACAGCGTTTCGCAGGCTTTACCCGGAAGGATTTATAAGAACGAGGATGCTCAGCAACGAGGGCGGCGTTTGTATCATGCAGGCAGAAGCCGGGTACTACAATTTCACGGAGCAAAAGGAGCTCATCCTTGCGACCGGTCTCGCGTATGAAAAAGAGGGCTCGACGTTCATCAACAAGACGAGCTACATCGAGAATTGCGAGACTTCAGCGGTCGGGCGTGCTCTGGGAATGCTCGGCATCGGGATTGACGGCTCGGTTGCAAGTGCTGAGGAAGTACAGAACGCAATCATTCAGCAGACGGCAGCCGAGAAGCTGAACAAGACAGAGCTCACCGCAATTAAGAAAGCCATAGAAAACAACGGCTACAAGCCGGAAAAAATCTGCGAGTTCTTCAAAATTGAGAAGCTTGAAGACATGACCGTCGGACAACTTCTACAGTTTAAAGACATGATCGAGAAGGACAAGAAGAAATGAGGGGAAAATGGCACGGGCGACCATATCACGACATCGGGACGATGAAATGGTTGATAACGTTCGAGACTGAGGAAGCTCCGGAAGTCTTCGACAGGACGCGAGACAAAGAGCTTTCGATTGAGATCAAGGAACACAGAGAGAAGAGAAGCCTCTCGGCGAATGCGTATTTTCACGTGTTATGCGACAAAATCGCGAAAGTGCTCAACATTTCAGCGATAGAAGCGAAAAACACCATGCTCGAGAGATACGGACAACTTGACGAGGAAGTTCCGGAAATCATCCTGCGCGAGTCGATAGATTGGCGGAAGATTGAAGGGCTTCACCTTCGACCGACTTGCTATACGCGGAGAATGGCGAACGACAAAGACTACCGGATTTACTTCGTCGTGAGGGGTTCTCATACTTACGACACGCAGGAAATGTCTCAACTCATAGAGGGAACCGTTCAGGAAGCGAAAGAGCTCGAGATCGAGACACTTCCGCCGAAGGAGCTCGAAAGGATGGTGGCAACATGGAAAGCATACTAAACACCGAGAAGGGCGTCTGCTTCGCTTGTGGCGCTCATACAAAAACAGAAAAGCATCACATCTTCGAGGGCGTCGCTCTTCGACCTATCTCGGAGCGCTTGGGGCTTTGGGTGTATCTTTGTCCGGTCTGTCATCGTGGGACGGATGGAGTCCACGGCAGAGAAGGGGACAGGCTCAACCGACAGCTCAAGGACACGGCTCAGAGGCTCTGGGAAAGAGATCACAGCCACGACGAATGGATGGCAATCTTTGGGAGGAATTATAAAAAATGATTTGGTTCGAAATACCGGGGAAAGCGGTCGGAAAAGGCAGACCGCGTTTCATGAGGAACGGGCACACATACACACCAGACGCAACGCGCAACTATGAGGACTTGGTTCGCTTTTGCTACCGTCAGAAGGTGAAGGAAGAGCCGACAGAGAAGGCGGTCGCGGTATTTATCACCGTTTGGATGATTCCGGCGAAGTCTCTCAGCAAGAAGAAAGCGGCAGAGCTGAAGAGTCGTCCGCCGATGAACAAGCCGGACGTCGACAACATCGGCAAGATAATCCTTGACGCGCTGAACGGCGTCGCGTGGAAAGATGACAAACAGGTAACCGCGCTCGAGGTCATCAAGCTTTGGGGAAATGATGAGCGCGTCATGGTAGGAATCAGGAAGGAAGGAGAAGAAGATTGAACAAGGTAATTTTACACGGAAGGCTTGCGCGTGATCCGGAAGTCAGATACTCAAACGCGCAGAACGGCGAGCAGATGGCAATCGCGCATTATACTCTCGCAGTTGACAGAAGAAACGGAAAGAATGAAGCGGATTTCATTTCGTGCGTCGCATTCGGAAAGAATGGCGAATTTTGCGACAAGTATCTCAAAAAGGGGCAGGAGATTGTCGCCTCCGGAAGAATACAGACGGGCAGCTATACGAACAAGGACGGGCAGAAGGTTTACACGACCGACGTCGTTATTGAGTCGCAGGAGTTTTGCGGAAGCAAGACCGAAGGCGGAACAGCTCAGCCACGGCCACAGCCGGAATATGTACCGATTCCGGAAGGAATCGAAGGCGACCTGCCTTTTAAGTAGGAGGCAAAAATGGAAGATTTCAGAAAAGACAGAGAGCACAATCTCAGCGTGAGAGCTCAGGCTCTGAAGACGATCGACAAAATCGACGCAGTTCTGGAAGCCATGAAGAGCCCACAATTTGACCTATTAATGACGGCAGACCTTTACGCAATCGGAGAGAAGGACGCGTGGCTTTCAGATTTCGGATATGATGAAGATTTTGAGGGCGTAAAGCGTCAAGTTAAGTTTATTTTGGAAAAAGAGAAAGAGAAAGCCGAGCAGTTCGTGCAGGAAATAAACACAAGGCTCGCGGAAATTTAAGAAATTAGGAGGGACACAAAATGGACAGCTACACAATCACAAAGAAGGAATGGGAAGCGCTGAAGAAAATCAGAGAATACAAGAGAGAGGACATCATTTCGGCAGTTTTCGCCAAGGTTTTTGACGATCAGGAACCAGACGAAAACCTCGACGAGGCAGAGCGCGCGATTTATGAGCTTTTGCTCAAGTAGAGGGGGCGAGGAAATGGCGGAAAGAAGGATGTTCGCAAAGACCATCATCGACTCCGACGCTTTTCTTGATTTGCCGGTCACGGCGAGGTTGTTATATTACGACCTCGCCATGAGGGCAGATGACGACGGCTTCATCAACTCGCCGAAAAAGATCATGAGGATAGTCGGGGCTTCTCCGGATGATCTGAGCCTCTTAATTGCGAAAAAGTTCATAATTTCGTTCGAAAATGGCGTCGTATGCGTGAAGCATTGGAAAATCCATAACTACATCCGGCGCGATATGTATCACGAAACGAAGTACAAGGAGGAAAAAGAGCGCCTCAGCCTTGACGAGAACAACGCCTACACCATGAACGCAACGGAACCGTCACGAACCCGTGACGAGTCCGTCACAGAACCGTTACAAGGTCGAGACGAACCCGTGACGAGTCCGTCGACGCAGGTTAGGTTAGGTAAGGATAGGTTAGGTAAGGATAGTATAGAAGAGAAGAAGCGCGAGCGCTTCACTCCACCGACAGCCGACGAAGTGGCGTCTTTTTGCTCAGAGTCTGGGATCATAATCGACATCGGGAACTTTATCGACTTTTACACGTCGAAAGGTTGGAAGGTCGGTAGTCAGTCAATGAAGGATTGGAAGGCAGCGGCTCGAAATTGGGCGAGAAGAGACAAGGCTCGGGCTCAGGAGAAAAAGAAGAACACTCTCGGAACGTTTGGAGACTACAAACAGACATCAACCGACGAGGAATGGGACAGCCTAAGCCGGATAGCTTCGAGGGGGTGAGAACATGAGAGAAATCAGATGCGTACAATGTGGAAAGCTCTTTTTATCTGACAAGTGGAACGCTTCGCTTTGCTCCGATGAGTGTCGCAAGACCAGAAACCGCGAGAAGAAGAACGAGAGACAAAGGGCAGACCGTGAAGGAATGATAGACAACCGCAGGAAGCCGCCGAAGTTCAAGAGCACGATGAAGCAGCTCACAAAAGACGCGGTAGAAGCAAAGAAAGAAGGGATGAGCTACGGGCGTTATATTGCGAGAAAAAACAACAGGTGAAGAAAAAGAAATAGAGCTCCATCCGGGCAACCTCATCAAATGCCACAACGTCGCCGATTACATGATGACGGACTTCGAGCTCAAGAGGCAGGGCTACAAGACGGAAATCGCGAACAAGGTCAACGGCGAGGCGGGTATCTGGATCGAGATAAGGGGGAAATTATGATAACAAAACTCGAGAAAATAATCGACGATTTCGTCAAAGAAAGAGACAAGGCAGTAAAGGAAGCCTGCCGAACCGACAACCTCGAGCCGTTCAAAATCTTTTACCGGAATTATCAGGCGCGCGGGGTGTATTCGCGAGAGCTGCCGAGTGATGAAGTTCTGGAAATCGTAATGAGAAAGATTCTTTTCAACATCAGGAGCGCAACGGAGAAAGAAAGGGCGGCGGCGGAAAAGTGGCTGCATGAGCACGGAAGCGATACCGATTTTATTCTTTAGGAGGGCGAAGGAATGACCAGAGAAGAAGCAATAGCAAGAATTAAAGACCATAAGATTGTCCATAAGATGAATGAGCCAAGAGCAATATATATTTCCGAAGCACTCGATATGGCAATCAAGGCATTAGAGCAACAGCCTTGCGATGATTGTATAAGAGAACTTATAAGGGAGTTTGATAAAAAGCACCCTGCATTCGCCGGTTATATGCAAGAATTTAATAACCATTCTATTTTAGAGATTATTGAATATATGTGGGATATGCACGACCTAATTGAAGATATTGAATACAGAAGTTAAAGAAAAGGCAACGGAGGTAATGGAATGACAACAGAAGAAGCAAGAGAAATCATAATCAAAGAGCGAGATAGTCTAAAAGCGAATCCGATGATAAAAGTAGAAGATTGCTTGTACGAAGCGTTTGATGTTGCTATCAAGGCATTAGAGCAACATCAAAGCCGATGCGACAGTTGCATACATTCTGAAGAACAGGATGGTTCAAATTGCTATGAATGTGTTAAGGGTATGGCTGATAATTTTGAAGCACAGCCTTGTGAGGATTGTATAAGCAGAGACAAAGCGATTAAACAATGTGGATTCGGAATGACAAATCTACTTATAGCCGATTGTATAAGAAGGTTGCCATCAGTCACATCACAGCCGAGATGGATTCCTGTTAGTGAGAGGTTGCCCGAAAATTTGCAAACAGTCAATGTTACATGGCAAAACCATGAACCCGAACCATATTATCACGATATTAAAGACCGTTCTTTTGTAGCAACGGCAGTATATTACAACGAGGATTGGTATTGGTACTCAACTACTTGCGCTGATTATCTTGGTGAATACGGCAGAAATGATGTTGATAAAATTGATGAAGCGATAGAGATTATCGCATGGATGCCATTACCAGAGCCGTACAGAGAAAGTGAGGGAATATGAATCCTGTAAAAGTACATCCGATAAGGTCGGAAAGTATCATCCTTTGGGGTGATGATAGAAACGAAGAACATACTCTTGTAAAAGGGGAAAATTGCGAAGGTTCTGTTATCAGCTTCGACAAAAGGCAGATATGGACAGTTTACCCATATAAGAGATATGACAGTGATACAAGATATTGCGGTGCTTGTGAACGGAATGGAATTTATATAAGGCTTATGCCAAAGGATTTTTGCAGAATATTCGGTACAAATCCTTTTGATGCACAGGCAGAAAGTGAGGACAAGGAATGACAAAAGAACAAAAGGATAAAATTCTCAAAGCAATAGCAGAAGATAGAAATGATTATGCAAGAGATTGTGACAGGCGAATAGCAGAAGAACAAGGTAAGATCATTGGTGCTGATTATATGCTTCAAAGATTTCTTGATGTTTTGAGGACAGAGGTTGAGCCACAGGGAAATGAGGAAGAGGAATGACAAGAGAAGAGATTAGAGTGATGCCGTTTGATTGGAATGATAATATGTCGGAGATAGCACAAGAGGATTTTTCACTTATTCAGCAAAAACTATCATACGGAACAGCATCATCTATCGGAATGGCACTTGCGAAATTAGAATTACTTGAAAAACAAGGGTGCAAAGTTGAGCCAAAAGCAGAAAGTGAGGATAAGGAATGACAAGAGAAGAAGCAATTAGGCACATTCGTGATATTTTGGCTGAAAATAATTCTATAAAGCCATCAATGGTTGTTTTTGAGTTAGAGAAAGAGGCTCTTTATATGGCAATCAAAGCATTAGAGCAACAGCCAACAAGACCGACAGGAAAATGGAAGGAATACCTTGACGAGGGTGGCTTCTTGTATTGCGAGTGTTTTAATTGTGGACACATCACAAACGAGCCGGACAATTACTGCCCGAATTGCGGCGCAAGAATGGAGGGCAGAACATGAAAGAAAGAAAACTCTCGAAACAATGTGAGAAGGTTCTCGCGTACATGAAACAGCACGGAGGAATCACGCAGGCGGAAGCGATAGAGCTCAGCGTTTACAGACTGTCGGGGAGAATCTTCGACCTCAGGGCGAGGGGCTTCCGGATCACATCGACAAACACCGAAGGCGTGAACAAGGACGGCGAGAGAGTACACTTCGCAACGTACAGACTCGAGAAGGGGGAACCATGAAGAACAAAGAAATTTGCGCGGTCTGTAAATACCGCGGAACAGTAGGAGCGAGAGACATCGCAAACGCTGACAATGTTTCTTGTGATTATGCAGGCGTTACAGGAAGGACAGCGCTCGGACACGGTAAGGGCGGCGAAGCATTCGACAAGAGGGGCGACGACTTCAACGTTTGCCTTCTCTTCGAGGAAGGCGACGCGATAGGAAGAGCAGGAAGCGAACAATTCAAGGAACATGTCACGATCAAGAGCAAACGGAGGGCAAAAAGTGGAGATTGAAAAGCTGAAGGTTAAGAACATCATACCATACGAGAAGAACGCCAAGAAGCACGACGAGCGTCAAATCAAGAACGTCATGGAGTCAATCCGGCAGTTTGGCTTTGTTCAGCCGGTAGTCGTAGACAAGAACCTCGTTCTCATTATCGGGCATTGTAGACTCGAAGCAGCTCGGCGCCTGGGGATGGAAGAAGTCGACGCAGTCGTTGCGGATGGGCTAACCGAGGAACAGGTCGACAAGCTCCGACTTCTTGACAACAAGCTGAACGAATCAGAGTGGGACATGGCTCTTCTTCTTGAAGGAATCCAAGACCTCGACTTTTCAGGCTTTGACCTTGATTGGAATCTTCCGGGGCTTGATGAGGAAGAGACCGAGGAAGTCATCGAAGACGAGGTACCGGACGAGAACGAGGTCGAGGAACGGGCAAAGCTTGGCGACATCTGGAAGCTCGGAAGTCATCGGCTTCTTTGCGGAGATTGCACCGACGCGCTCAATTACGACCTTTTGCTGAGAGGACAGAAGGCGAGTCTTGTCTTTACTGATCCGCCGTACGGAATGAAGAAGCAGAGCGAAGGCGTCTTGAATGACAACCTAAACTATGACGACCTTCTCGATTTTAACCGCGAGTGGATTCCTCTCACATTTGAAGCATTGAAGAGCAACGGCTCGTGGTATTGTTGGGGCATAGATGAGCCACTCATGGACATATATTCGAACATACTCAGACCGATGCAGAAGGCGAACCGCATCACGTTTCGAAACCTCATCGTCTGGAATAAGTCATACCTCAAGAACGGGAACACGTTCAACCCGTTCGGAGCTGTCGGCAACGAACAATCACGAAGCTTCCCAAGAGCCGACGAAAAATGCCTCTTTGTCATGTGCGGCGTTGAAGGATTCAACAACAATTCTGACCATTACAACGAGGAATTTGAACCGCTCCGGGCATACATGGAAGGAGAAGCGAAGAAGGCCGGACTCACCGGGAAGAAGCTCAGGGAGATAACCGGAACGCAGATGTTCAGCCATTGGTTCACGAGGTCGCAGTTCTCAATCATCACGCGGGAGCACTACCAAACCTTGCAGGATTATTACAAGGGCGAGGCGTTCGCGGTTCCATATGATGAACTACCGAAGTTGTTCGGCGAGGGAGGTCTTGACTCGTTACGTGACGCGATCATGGCGAAGAGACCATACTTCAAGAACGCAGACGAAAGCAACAACGTCTGGAACATCGAAATGACGAAGGGAGAAGAGAAGGAGGAAGCCAGAGGACACGCCACGCCGAAACCTATCGAGCTTTGCGCGAGAGGCGTCAAGAGCAGCAGCCGAGAGGGCGAGATTGTACTCGACGTTTTCGGAGGCTCAGGCTCGACGATGATCGCATGCGAACAGCTCAACCGGAGCTGTTACATGATGGAGCTCGAGCCTCATTATTGCGACGTGATAATCGCACGATGGGAGAAGTTCACCGGACAGAAGGCAGAGCTCGAAAAAGGAGGCGCGAACCTTGACAAATGAGGAAAATTTTGATAAGTCTAAACTAACGATAATGCGGTGCGAGTGCGGGATTGTTTACGCCTCGACGGATTGCAAGACGATATTTATCAGGTGTCGAAAATGCAAACGGATGCACCGAATCGAACTTGAGTTAAAAATCAAAGAACAGAGCTGAGAGCCGAAGAGCTGAGAGCCGAACCCGAAGGGCGACTGATACGCCTCGAAGAGTTCCGGCTCTCTTTTTGTTTTATTATGGACTTTTACCACTCGAAACAATGGGAATACATGAGAGCGTCAATACTGAGGCGCGACGGCTACATGTGCAGACAGTGCAGCCGATACGGTAAGAGAACAGAGGCGAAACACGTCCACCACATCTTGCCGTATGAATATTTTCCGGAGTATTCAATGGAACGTTGGAACCTCGTCAGTCTTTGTCAGAGCTGCCACAATGGCATGCACGACCGAGACACTCACGAGCTATCACAAGAAGGCGAGAGACTCGCAAGAGCAACCGCAAGGGGGAGGGGTATCGCATGGAAGAGTTAGTACTATACCGCGGAGGATTTCCTCAGACTGTCGGATGGTATGACGTCTTGGTGGATGGTGGAGAAGACAGACTGCTTCACCGCTTCTGTCATATGGAGAACCGGCACAAGTGGCAGGACATCAACGGCAACACGGTACAGGGTGACGTCTTATGGACGGGAGAAGCTTCGGCGACTCCGTGAAGGAATAGAAAAGAAATCAGACAGGGGACGAGCTCCCTTCTTTCGGAGAGGAAGGGGGAAGGGGTGAGCTCGTGGAAATATTTTGAAAAGCAAAGGAGAGAGAAGAGAAAAAAAATCTCTCGGAACGGATGGAAGAACGCCGCGGGGGTTATCCCCCCGGGTATGATTATTTTTTTCGACCGCTTGGGACAACGGCGCACGGGAGCATTTCTAACTGCGCAGAAAATTTCGGAAAAGGGGGAACAATGATTTTATCCTTATTTTTGGTTCTTTTTGAAAAATGAGTCAAAAATAGCCCTTTT